TATCTTAAAGGCTCTTTTTTGTGGTGCACGCATAATTCTATGAATCATCATTGCATCTTCCATAAGAGTTAATTGTTTCCAAGTTTTTCTTGGTTGTTCTATCATTGACTTTCCGTATGGTAAAAAGTTTGTGTCTTGTAATAGTCTAAAATGTGCAACTTCATAATTTTCAAATACTTTATTTCCATTCTTAGTTTTACCATAAGAACCAACTACTCCTCCGTAAGTCTCATCATATACAAATTCAACTGAATCAGGTCTTTCTGGATCTATACCTTCTTGTCTAGTCACTGCGTATGGAGAAAGTGGTTGAACATTTACAACTCCTAACTTTTCAACAATGTGCATTTGTAAATAAAAGTCACCATATTTACACATCATTCTAATCCAAGGATATAAATTAAACTCAACATTTAACACATCGTAAAAAAGATTATGTAATATTTGTTGTATTTCTTTCTTACCACTTTTAATTTCTAATATATCACCAAACTCATTTTTAAGAGTAGATTCATCTGCATAAATATCTAGAGCTGCTGAAATTATAGAATCATTATCCATAGCTTCATAATCTTTAAATAATTCATTTCTAAGCTGATTGAATCCGTTACTAGGGTCATAAACACCTTTACCACCTGGAGTAGAATGAAGTCTATTATATCTATCAATCAACATGTTTGTTTCTAAATTACCCGCTGATTGTGCTCTTGCTGGATCTATTACTTTTAATTTATTATCACCAACTCTTCTAACTACAGCTGATTGTCCTAAAATCTTTTTTAATCTTCCAAATAATGTTTTGTCTGCCATTTTATTTTCCCTATTTAATTAACCACGTCAAATCTTCTCCACCGCCTGGAGTATCCCATTTCCAATCTTTATGTTCTGTTTGAGTGTACATACCATCACTTCTATGAATATTTTCTATAGCATTCTTACTCAAATTTATACCATCATTTCTAAGCTTGAGAGCAGTATCTCTAACCCAAAGTCCTATACCTAACGCCATTACTAAGTCGTCATTATATCCTTTTTGAGCTTCTGCTCTATGTCCTTTCCAGATAAAAACAGCCAATTCGTCGAGTAGTCTTGTTGACCTGACGATTAGCGATCTTTCTCTAAAATAAATATCAAGTTTCGAAATTAAAAGTGGCCTGGTTTTACTAGATGTTGTAAATCCTGGAGTCATTTGACTTTTATCTTTCAAATCATAACCTTTTTGTATTTGTGTTGTTGCGTCTGTAACGCCGTCTTGTTTATATGTATAATATAAGTTTTTATACTGTCTATCTATTGCACTTTGAATTGCACCAAATCCTACACTTGCATTTTCTATTACTAATAAAGCTTCATTATATTCTGTAGAAACTGTTACTAACATATTACCAAAGTCTTTTGGAGTTAATTGACCTCTAAATTCTGCAACCTGTGTAACGTTGTCTATATCTAAAACATGAAAAGTAGAAAAATCTGTTCCGTCTCCTCTAGCTACATCGGCTATTACCATATAGTCTTTAGAATAATCTGGATATTCCCAAACCCAATATTCTCCATCTCTACCACGTCTTTCAACAGGTTCTTGCATATAGGTATCTTTATACCATTGAACTGTTTGTCCTTCAATTACAGTATTACCAGAAGATACAAAGTCACAATCACATTCTTGTGCAGCCATTTTTGCACCAAGTAATTGTTCTTGTTCATTTCTCCATAGCTGGTCTCGTTCTGGGTGCAAACTCCAATGTAGTCTAATCGTATTAAATTTATTTCTACCTTCTTCAGCTGCTACCCATGTTTTATGAAAGAAATTACCTGTACCATTAGGTGTAGAAAGAATTATGGCTTTACCACCTGTTGCAAGTGTTTGTTGTGCAGATGCCCATATTTCATCAATTTTATCAATAAATGCGGCTTCATCTATTACTAATAATGATAATGCCTCAGATCTACCTGCATCACCTGAACTAGATACTGCTTTGATTTGTGAACCATTCTTAAATCTTAGTGAAAGTTTATTATCTTCAACTGTAGTACCTTTTAGCCAGCTTGGCAAATAGTTATGCATTTCTCTAACTTTAGTTACTAAGTTTTTTGCAACTTCTTGCTTTGTTGCAATTACAAGTACATTCTTATCTTCTTGAAACAACATTAGCCATAAAGAATATCCTGCAGATAGTGTAGAAATACCTAACTGTCTAGACTTCAATATAATATTATAGTCATGGTCTGATAGTTTTTCTAAACTGTTTTCTTGGAAAGGGTATAATTTGAAAGGTATTCTACCCCTAGTTGGATGTTGAATCTGACAGTACTTTTTCATGAAGTGCACGGGATCAGACGCACACTTTGCATATTCTTGTTTGATTATTTGCTTAAGAGATTGTTTCTGTCTCATATATATAAATATATATTTACAACAACAAAAAACTAAAAAATGCTATTTCTTTCTACCCTTTTCGAAACTTCTACCACCGAAATATGCACCAATTGTAGTCATTAGAACTAATTGTAAAAGATCTGTCCACTTATCTTCAACTTTAAATGCAATTGTTCCTGCATCTATAAATATCATAAGAACCGTGCATACAACTAAAAATATTAAAATCATTGGCCTTACATTTTTTGATAACCATGAATCTGAATTCATATCAGCTTTCCAACGATCGCTAATATTTTTCTCCATCTCTATTTCATAAGTTGCAATAAGTTGTTTAATTTTTTGTGCAGCTTCTAGCTTTTCTTCTTTTGATGTGTGTAGGTCATCTATAACTCCACCTACCCCTTTTACTAGGTCAGCGGCTCCTCCTGAAAATAGGTTTGATAATATTCCCATAACAATTTCTCCTTAATTAGTATTCAAATGGAGGTGTACCGTAATCTTTTTGTTGTATTCCATACCAAGTTCTACCAACTTGATAATACCACCAACCATATTTATTGTCTTCTATAATCTTAAATTTTCCCTTTGGTAGAGGGGAAGGTTTTTTAGGTGCTCTTGCAATATACTTTAATACTGGCACTCCATCATCCCATGTTCTGTCTGTTTTTCTAGCCTGTACAGATTTTCTATTTTCTGTATTGTGCGCCATTTCTATTTTAGATCCAGGTATATCTGCTTTGAAACTCTTAAAAACATCTTCAGTTATTATGTTTTCATCTAAGTCTACTGGTTCAGCCTTTATAGCTGAGTTAAAATCCGATTCAGCCTTCTGTACAACCTTGTGCATTTTAATAATATCTTGTTTAAGTTTTTCTTTCTTTTTTGGATTCTTTTCGGCAACAAACTTTTTTCTTAATTGTTGTTGTGCAAGCTGAACTTTTTGTAATTCTTCTACGGCCTTTCTAAATTTACGCGTCATAGAAACTTCTAACATATTTAGAACTTCTTCACTAATTATTTCTTTTAGTCTTCCTGTTTTCATACTTAATCCCAAAATATAATTTTAGTTATTATACCTAATAGCGCTATCCAAATAGACCAAATTACTTTTCCTGTAGACTTTCTGAATGCTGTATTTTTATTTACTCTTGAAATTGTTCCATCATCTGGTCCTAACAAAGTCTTTTTTATCATTGTGAGGTCTTCTTGCATTCTTTCATGATTATCTTTTATATATTCAACTTCTTGCTTTACAAGCTTTATTTCACTATGAAGATGTTCGTTTGTCAGTCTTGCCATTTTATTTTCCCTATTGATGGATCTATATCATATAAATATAAGATACATTGTTTAGTATCACATATCTTCTAAATATTTATTCCATTCCAACAATTCTTTCTTAAACTTTGCTTTAATTTCTGCCTTATTTAGTCCTCCAGACCAATCTTCTATTTCGCCAAGTTCTGTTACGAATGTTGGATTATTATCTATCCAAGCATTAAACTCTTCGGTTATATCGGCTATCTCTGCCTTTTTGGATAGCTTGAATAATTCTTTCTTTTTAGCTTCATATTTTCCGCTAACTTTAAGTTTATGTTCTTCTAATGTTACGCAGCTCAAACATTTTCTATTTACTTTCCAATGATGCTTATCAAATTGACCTTTCATTATTCCACCACATTCAGGGCAACATAAAGGCATTTTAATAAAATCTCTAACCTTTTGCATTTTAGATACATTTTGCTTTACACCATTTTTTATTGTCCAAATTTTATTACCTTCTTCCCAAATATCTCCTTCAGATCTTTCTTCTAATTTTTTATAGCCTATCTGAGTTTTTACAGATTTTGTATAGTCTCCTTTGACTATATTTCTCATTCTTTGAACTTTTTCTTCGCTTATACTTTTTTTCATAACCTTTCTTAAAACGTCATCATACCTGTTATTTGATTAACTGGTGCAAAAGCTCCTGTTAATTTGTATGTTTTTCCTTTGTATATAAAAACTAGACCTTCGCTTGGAATTATTGTTTTGAATCCTCCGATAGACGAGATCTTTTTTAATTGTTGAGTCATTCTATTTAATTTTTTTAGGTCTCCACCTTTTCTAACATCACTAATAGCTTTTGCTACCTGTTTTCTTATATTTTGTATTGCTTTATCTGGATTTGCAGCTAAAAAGCCTTCTACATTTTTAAGAACTTCTGCACCTAATTCAAAAAATAATAATTCAAAAGGTAACATATTCTTTTTTACCTGGTCTGCGTGTTTCATTTTATCAAACTCTTTTGCTTTTTTAAGAGTTTCTTCATTTGGTAGTGTCTTTTTATCTAATCTAAAAGACTTATCAAAAAATGCCCAACGCTTAACAAGACCCATTTTAGTTTTATTATCTATACCTTTAATATTTTTATCGACAAAATCTTCCCACCAGGCTTGGTGATATTCAGCAAATGTAGAAGTATCTTTCATATTATACTTTTTCATAAGTTTATTTAATTTACTGGTAAAATAAGGTTTTTTTGCTGAATAATCTTGGCTTTGATTCATTTTAAGAATTTTAGGACCTATAATAGAAAAATTCTTTTGTACTTTTTGATTAACTTGAGCTATCATACCTGCAAGTATTCTTGCTCCATCTCTTACTGCACCAATAGCTTTACCATCTTTATATTTTAATACATTATGAAACTGTAAATATGGAGCGTCATAAGTAATTACATTTGCAGATGCAGGAAACATAATTTCCATGTTTACCCAATGATTACCTTTATTAAATATTTTATCTTGTTGTTTTGGTGAAAGACTACCTATCGCTTTTGCTAAGTCTTTCATGGCAAAAGTAAATGCTTTTTCAATGTTTCCTCTACCCTTAAACTTTGTTGCAA